GGCTTGCGCAGCGCCGCCAGCGCCGCCTGCCGCGCTTCGACGGCCTGCCGCTGCCGGCTTTTCTCCGCCGGATCGTGCCGTTCCACGGCGGCCAGGATTTTGGCCTGGTCCGCCTTCGTCCACTCGCCCACCAGGTGCACCCGCACCTTGCCGCCGCCCGTGCTCAGCCCCGCATACGCTCCAATCCCCAGCGCCCTCAATTCCTCGTCCAGCCGCTCCGGATTGACTTTGAGCACGTCCCATTCCATCTCCATCGCGCCGCCCATCTCAACTCACCTCCCGCGCCGCCAGAATCGCCGGCACATTGTCCGGAGCCGTCCCGCTGGTCGTGTCCGAAAACAGCCGCAGCGTCGCCCCTCCCGTCCCGCGCCACAGCAGCACAAAGTTGTGCTCGCCCGCCGCCAGCCCGCTCACCACGATCGGCGGAATAGTCACCACCGTCTTCCCCGTCCCCAATCCCTGGGCCAGCAGTCCCTCGAACCCCGCGCCCACCCGCGTCGTCCCGTCAATCAGAATGTCCAGCAGCAGCACCGTCCCCGCCGTCGCGCTGAACGTCCCCACAAACCACACCAGCACATCCCCGCCGTAGGTGGTCAGCGTGACCTTCAGATTCGCGCTGTCCACCGCCACCAGCGTCGTGCTGGTGGTAGTATACACCCCCAGGTTATTCCGAATCACCTGGTCGCTCGGCGGTTCTTTCAGCGCCAGCAGGTTGTCCCGCACGTGGGTATCCATGATCGTCTTCGTGATCAGCTCACCCAGCGTCCAAGTCCTCGGCGTCGTCCAAGCCATCTTTACCCCCTAAAACCCCAGAATCGTCGTCTGGCCCAGCTCGCTCGCCCCCACCACGCCCAGCCGCCAGTACGGTTCCTCGTCTGCCCTCTCCAGCCCCAGATCCACCACGAACCGCCCGCCGGACAGCTCGTAACTCACGTTTAGCACGCGGTACTTGCCTGTCACGCCCGCTTGAGCATCCACCACGCTCACCAGATCCATGATCTCGGCGCTAAAGACGTTCTCCGTCCCCACCAGCTCGCTCTTGTCCACGCGCAGCCGCTCCGCCCCGTGCTCCGGCTGCGCGCGCCGCACCAACACATACGACGCCAGCCCCTCCGCAAAGCCCGGGCTGGCCTGCATCCGCAAATCGTACTCCGCGGTCCGCATTTCGTACTCGCTCTGACTACCAGCATCATCGCGCACCACGACAACCGCGTCATAGGTCCGAATCGGTCGCCCGCGCACCTGTAGCAGCGTCACGTAGAGCGCCTGGCCCGTATTGTTCTCCAGGACGATGTCCGCCCGCGTCGCTTCCGCCGCCAGGCTCACGCTCAGGTTCGGATCCATCGTCATGTTCCGGCCCCGGCCATCACGTCGCGTGTTCACGACGTAATCCGTCCCGGCCACCAGGTCCGCCACTTCCACCGCCGCCACACGCTCGCCGTTTTCGTCGCGGAACGGCGCGCCGAGGGTGCGCACCCCCGGCCCCAGGTGCAGCACGCTATTCGCCTTCCAGATCTCCGTCAGCGCGCCCACCACCTCCGGCGGATGAACCGTCACCACCACCCGGTTGATCACGCCATCGACGTCCTGCGCCACCTCCAGGCCATCCGGCGGCGATGCCCCATCGAACGTCAGAGCCGGCTCTCCGCTCCCGTCCTGAATTTGCTCGCGCGTCATGTACCGCACCGTCCCATCCCGCGCCATCCAGGCCCTGCCATACACCGCCAGACACACATCGCGCAGCGCATCCAGGCACGATGTCCGCTCCGGCAGCCACGCCCGCCCATAGTGGGTGAGCACATCGCCGTTGTCCGCGATCAACGTCGCCGGCGGCGTAAATGCCAGGCTGACAATCTCGCTCACGGCGTCAGCCACCGCCTTCGAATCCGCGTGCCCCACGTTCACCGGCTCCACGCCAAGCAGCCCCATCCCGTCCACGCAGCGCAGCACGGCCAGCCGTGCGCTTTTGTCCCCCGCCTCGACCTCGATCCGCTCGATCCACCCCTGCCAGATCGTCCACGTCGTCACACCATCGCCGACGCGCACCCGCACCGGACGCCGAGGCGTCACATTGCCTGCCAGCGGACTGGTCGCGTTTTCCGGCGTGTACCGGCCATCGACGTTCTCGACCACGATCACCGCCGTGCCCACGCCCGCCACCGCGTCACCACGTTCCTCGAAACCAGCCCTCGTCTTCACCGACCGGACCCGGCTTGTTTCGTCCACCCAGGTCCCGCTGCGCGTCCAGTCCACTTCCACCGTGAATGTCGCCATCACACCACCTTCAATACCCACCGGTGACGGAACGTCACCCCATAGTAGATCACATTACCCAGGTCGATCGCGCCCTCGTAGATGTCCGCGATCGCCAACGGCTCCAGCAGCGCGCCGCCCAGCATCAGATCATTCACTACTACGCTCAGGTAGTTGTCCACATGCGCCAGCGCCCCGTAGAACCGCTCCTCGACCAGCCCCAGGCCCAGCCCCGTCGTGATTAGATAGTGCACCACGTGCACCGTCACCCGCCCCTGGTCCGCTTGAATGTTCAACGGCCGCAGCGCCTCGCCGCCCGTCCCCGCCAGGCGCACCACCAGTGCCGGCAGGTCACCCGACGCGATGACGTCCTGGTAGTAGCCCAGATTCGTCACCCCGACCACGGTCCACGTGCTCACCCGGTCGATTGCTGCCTTCAACCCCATCAGCCCTTCACCCTCCGATACGGATCAAGCATCTGGAGAATGTCCGGCGGCACGGTCGCCGGCGGAATGACCAGGCCACCGCGCGTCGCCGTGGACACCGCACCACTCGCACCGGTCGTCCGCGACCGGTACAGGTGCGCCACCAGCGCCAGGATCGCCGCGAACACATCATCCGGGCAGCTCGCCGAATACCCCAGGCTGCTCGCCACGATCTCCACGTAGCCCACGTCGCCCCGCGTCCACCGCTGCCCGGACCACGTGAACAGCTCAATGCAGTAGTACGGCGGCCCGCTTGGCGGCCGCAGCATATAGTCCGCCGCGTCCAGCACTTCCCCATCCCCATTCGTGATCGACGTCACCGCCCGCAGGTCGTAGTCACGGATCAACAGTTTCCGCCGATCGCTGCCCAGCAGGTTTGGGTAATCCGGCACGATCCGAATCGTCTGGTCCACAGCAGCCACAAAATCGCGCCCTGTCCACCGTTCGACAAACGCGATGGCCCCGCCGAGCAGCCAGCTCAGAAGCGTGTCCTCGCCGCTGCTCGACGTGCCCAGGTACGCCTTGACATCTGCCAGCACCGGGTAAGTCATTCAGACCCCCGCTTAAACTCCGCCCACGTTGTACCCGTAGGCCACCTGGCCCGCTTCCTGCTGTTGTAGATCGAGCCGCACAGTGACGTCAGCCGCGTAACCATCCGCGCCCGGCACCTTGAACAGTTCCGTGCTCACGTCGCGCATGTACCCCACAAACACATTCGTCCAGTTCACCACCAGATGCGAACCCAACGTCGCGTCGTGCGTGCTAGGAATCAGCCCGGTCGCGTTCGTGTTCTCCAGCTCGTCGCTCACGATCACCGGCACGCCCTTAAGTTGCCCCACTGCGCCAGTGAGCAACGTCGCGAACTGACCAACGTCCGCGATCGACTCAATCGCGTCCAGCGCCAGCATGTCGTAGTACACGTTCGGATCAACCACGTTGATCAACTGCCGCGGATCCAGGCCAAACTTGCCCCGCGCACCCATCTTCTTACGCAACGCCACGCTGCTGTCCGCCGTGATTACGGTCTGCGCCACCGTCTGCGCATCGCCCACTGCCAAGTGCCGCAGCCCATCCAGGACCAGAATTTTGTCGTACACCGTCCCGGTCGGATCCGCGCCATTATGCGAGATGTTGTTGATGCCCGTCGTCTCGTCCCCGTGCAGGATGACATGGTCAATCGCGCTCGCCATCTGCCGTACCATCTGACTCGCCCAGACATTAGCCACCGCATACCCAGCGTCTTCGAACAACTCACTTGACGCCAACACCAGCGCCCCGATCTTGCCCGCGCTGAACGTCACCTTGCTGGTGGCGATCTTGCTCGCCGGAATCACCGAGTTGTGCACGCCGAAGTTCGCCTGGTCCTGCAACTCAGGCACACGCCGAATTACAGGACCACCAGTGACGATCGGATACTCATAAGGGTTGCTCAACATCTGGATCCGCTGTAGCGATTGCGCTACGCGCGTATTCAGCATGAAGTGATACCACAGTACCGACGACAACACCGTCGGGACTAACTCGTCCCCATAACCGACATAGGTCGACGTCATCGCCTCATCGGCCCGAATGTGCCGCCCCCAGTCCTCCAAGACGCGGTTATCGATCATCCGCATGTAACCGCGCATCAGCAGGTCGTCCGTCAGTGCATCATCGCGCCGACGCTGCTGTTCAACCTTAGCTCGCAGCGCGCGCACAAACTCAGTCTCCTTCGGACCCTTCATCCGCCCCAGCTGGAGCATGAAGTTCCCCCACAGCGCCATCCCAGCCAGCGTTAAGTCATCATAGCGGTGCCGCACTTCGATACGTTCCCGGTTCTGACCAACATTGGCCGGCGCTAGCGGCCCCGGCAGCGGAGCGCCCTGAAGCCGCCGTGCCGGCGTCATGTCTCGCAGCGCCTCACGCACCACGCCGCCAACCGCCCCCGCGATCTGCTCAAGTTGCGCCTGGCTCAGCTCGCCTACTGGCCCCGCCGAGCTGCCGCCGTTATCGTTCGCACCCTCGCGTCGAGAATCACCCGCCGCAAGAGCACCCGAACCCGCTGCCTGGCCGTTCTGTGTGGATTGCCCGCCGTGAACCTGCGCATTTTCGGGCAATACGTACTGTCCATCACTCCGCACCCCCGGCATCGTGAAGAACACCGGACCCCGTCGAAAGAAAACATCTCCGCTCACGTTGAACTCCTGTTGTTTGATAGACCGATACACCAACGAGGCCCGCGTCAGCCCATACTTCGTCGCCGGATGATCCGTGACGCTCGCCTCCACCCACGGCCACAGCTCAACCCACCCATCCGCCGCTTCCCGCCAGCTTCCGGGCATCACGCCCGTCGAGTAGTGACCCCGCCCTGCTCGCACGAGCGCCAGGCAGCCTTCACCGGCCTCGTTGTCGAGCACATCACATTCCATATAAAGACCATCATCCCGCAGCACCAGGTCATCGATCTGGATGTAGCCCGCTTCCACCACGTCACCCCGGTGCTGGTAGTACAGCGGACGCCGGTTGTAGCGCGCCAGCGCCAAGTCCGTGTCCCGTGTCCAGTAGTTGCCATAGGCATCTTTCATATCTGGTCCGGTGAACGCAATGATGATCCCACCGATCCGCCTACCACCCAGGTACCTCAGCCAGTTCATTGTCACCCTCGCTTTCCATCCTATTCCGCCCCAGCTTCGGCGCGCTCGGCCCGTCGCCCCAAGGCACACCCGGCAGATTCAGATGTTTCTCCCGGATCTCGTTCACGGTCATCAGCCCACGCAGCGAGTCCAGCTTGAGTTTTTCCATCTGCCAGTCCACCTTCCGCACATCCACAAACCGCGCTTCATAGCTCGCGTGATCCGGCCAGAACGGCAGCGCATCCTGATTGATCTTCGTCGCAGTCCGCACGTGCAGCTTGTACACCGTGTTCAGCTTCAGCCGCTCGGCCACCCGCGCGTGCGCTTCCGTGCTGCTCTCGCTCCACAGACCCAGCGGCAGCCCCAACGCTTCATAGACCGCCTGGCGGCTCAAAAGCCGGCCCTCTTTGAAGTCCAGCTCGTGATGCTTCAGCCCGGCGTCCAGCCATTGCGTCGCACCCGGTCGCGATCGCACCACCGCTGTCCGCCGTCGAGGACCGTGTTTACCCTCCAGGTCCGCTTCCAAGCGCTCCCTCTCCGCGTCGCTCACCGTTTCGTCCACGACCAGGATCCCCGCCGGGCTGAACACGTCGTCCCCAAAGAACTCGTGATTCCACTTCGCCATCGACCGATCGCTCTGGATCTCCAGCCGCAGCGCCTCGCCCGCGGGCAACCCGTAGTACCGGTTCAGCGGGTGGTACTTCTTGAAGTGCGTGACGTTCTCCTTGGGAAGCCGGATCTCGTCGCCCTGCCAGCGCATAACGTAATGATCCACCATGTCGCTCCCGCCCGGCACGACCAGCATCGCTTCCGGCGGCAGGTTGTACACCGCTTCCGGCGCGCCGCCCCGCGCGCTATGCCAGTACCAATAGCTGTTCCCGGCCAGCATGAGGTTTGAGATGTGCCGTTCGAGAACTTCGAAGAGGTCTTCATCCGCATTTGGCCGTCCCACAGCCCCCAGAAGCCCCAAAATCCCGTGATTCATGGCTTTTTGGGGCTTATCCCTAAACCACACCTCCAACGGCGCACTAGCGAAATCTGTAGCAAGTTCCTGAACCGCGGTGTAGACCCACACGTCCAGCGCGTATTGGATCAGGTATTCGGTCGCATCCGGACCGAACGCGTACAGATAACGCGCCCGCTCCAGCGCCTGCCCCGGCATCGACCGCCGGAGCCGGCTCTCGTGATCGCCCCACATGACCACCGTCTGCTCGTCGCGCGGTCTGCCCCCCAGGAACCGGATCGCCTTCTCACGCAGTTTAGTGAGCATGCCCACCAATCCTTTCGAGCACTTCCGCCTGTGCCGCCTTCTGCGCAGCTTTTCGCCGCGCTTTGGCTTCTTCGTCCACGATCGCCGCGTGAAATTCGTTCTGGAGGCCGAAATGGTGCGTCGCCACCGAGCCAACGTCCACGCAATCGTCGAAATCGCCCGGAAAATCGCGGTGTTCCTCAATCCAGTACCCCGCCAGCTCCGTGTCCTCGATGAGTACCTTCTCCGCCGCCAGGCGCGCAGCCAGCACCTGCGCCCGGCTGCGCTTGTCGCTGCCCGCCGGGAAACTCACCTGCTTGATGCGACCCACCAGCTCCGGATGCTCGTAGCGCAGCTCTTGCACCGCCATCAGCTCATACGTCTGCCGGGGGAACACAAAATCGTCATTCGGATGAAGCACCAGCAGTTCCTTGATTTTGCGCTTGGCCTCCGGCCAGGTCAGCCGCTCGCGGAACAGCCGTGAGAACGCCAGCTCGCCGCTCGCCCGGTCATACGTCACCCGCGCCCAGGCCGTATAATCACTGGTTTCGTCCTCGCCCAGCGCTAGGTCGAAGCACCACGCCGCCCGCTCACACGGCACCTCAGCGTGCGCCACCCGCCGCCATTTGTCCTCAGGAAACATCTCCACGTTAAACGCACGTGGATCCTGCTGGAAAAGCGCCAGGTAGTTCGCTTCGTCCAGCGCACGGATTTTCTTGAGCGATTCCAGCGGGAACCACGCCGGCCACAGCGCCTCGCCAGGCGCGCGGCCCAGCGGGTCATCTTCCGTGGCCTCCGCTGCCAGGTTGAGGATCGCCCACTGGTCAGCATTCGGATTGCTATTGGCTACACGAAGCACTTGCCCAACCAGGTCCCGCAGGTCCCAGCGCGTCATGCAGATCACAATTTTCGCGCCAGGCATCAGCCGCGTCCGCGCGCCACTGGTGTACCACTCGTACACCTGGCTAAGCATCATCGAGGTAATCTCGCCTTCCTTGTGAGGATCGTCGATGATCAACAGGTCCGCGCCGTGGCCCGAAATGCCGCCGCCGGTGCCCACGCTCCGGAAGCCGCCGCCGTTCATGAGCCGCCAGTCATTGACCCGCGCCCGCTCCGGATCCAGCTCAACCCGCGGGAACAGGGAGCGGAACGTCAGATCGTCACGCACCAGCGCGCGAACCCGCCTGGAAAAGTCGTTGGACAGGTCAGACCCATAGCTGACGTGTATCACGTCGTGGTCAGGATGCCGCCCCAAATACCATGCTGGAAACCGCACGCTCACAATCTCACTCTTCCCATGTCTCGGCGGCATGTTCACCACCAGGCGGTCGATGACGCCCATCTCCAGGAGCTGAAGCGCCTCCATGATCAACCAATGATGCGCGGCCATGTCGTAACTTGGCATAGTTTGTAAAACGAAGTGCCTGAAGGACACTCGCCCCAACACCGGAACCACCATCTGGATCACCGCCCGCGCCACCATCTCCGGCGACGCTGACCACAAACTCCGTTGCACGTCTCAACGCCTCCTCAAGCTGCTCGACCGGCAGCCCGGACAGCACAGGATCGAAGTTCTCCGCGGCATCGACGCCGCCCGTGTAGAGCAGCTTCAGCGCCTCGATCGCGGTCCGTCCGTCCGCGTCGAGCGCCAGCTCCAGCAGCCGCACTTTGAGCAGCAGCGAGAACGTGGGCGACTGGACCGCCGCGCGGCATTCTTCCCGCCGCCTGGTCCAGATCGGATCGCCGCTAGTTGGCGCTTGCGGTTTCTGACCAGGCATGCCATCGCTCCAGCAGGTATAAATTCATCGGTGCCACCCCAGTCAGACCCAGCAGCCCGGCGATTTTGGCCCAATTTTTTTCGCGCATCCCCTCATTTTTAGGGTGCGTTTTTCGAGAAAGAAGACGATCGGCCCCCGGTTCGGGATTTTTAAGATTTTCCCCGTTTTCGCCTTTTTTCGGTCTTCTCGCCTTCTCGAAGACGCTCTCAAGTGGCAAATGCAACGCTGGAAGCGATGCTCTTTCATTCGCGCTCACCAGAAAGCCCTTCTCACGTAGCTCTCGCGTCCAACGGTAGTAGCTGCTCTTACTGATGAGCTGTAGACTCTTGTAGCTCTCGATGCCATGCTGCCGATAGCACTCCAGCGCATGCCTCGCCGCTGCCACGTTCCGCACGCCGAACGCACGCCGCAGCTGCGCCAGCTCCGCATCCCGCTCACCGACCCCCCGCCCCACACCCAGCTTCTGCCAGAAATACGCCAGCACGTACAGCGCCCGACCCGGCTCCACCAGCTCGCCGACCGTCCGCTCGCACCCGAACCACCGCGCCGCCATGTACTTCACCGCGTCCGCGTAATTCGACACCTCGAACCTCAGAACGCCATCAGCGGGGTGCGCGCTCCCCTGCCGCCTACCGGCGACAGGCTCGCTCTCCCCCCGCGCCCCCCCCCGCTCCGCGCGCTCGCGCCCCTTGTCGTAGAACTTGACCCAGCGTCCCCGCTGGCTCTTGCTCTTCCAGACCACGCCCCGGCCCTCCCACGGATGCCGCTCCCACGACCCGAGCTGGAGCCGCCCCACCGCAGCCAGGTACTCCGGCAGATTCGCCCCGACGTCCAGATTCACCGCGTAGTCCACGCGCATCACCCGCCAAGTCCGGATGCCCGGCACTTCCCCAAACGTCTCCCGCAGCCACACGTCTACACGCTCTAGCCCCATCTTCTCGACGCTCCACTCGATTTTCAGCGTCCGCGACCCCGGCCAGTACGTCACACGCGGTGCGTAGCCCTCGGCTGGGTTGCGATACAGCCGCCGGGACACTTCGCCCATCGCCAGGTCCTCATACACAACCCCACCCTCGAACAGAGTCACATCCAGATCCCGATCCAGGACCACCCGCGCTACGACCGTATCTATAAACTCCTGCCCTCGCACCATCTTCCCCTCGACCACCGCCGCCCGCGCCGCCACTTCCACCCACCCAACCCACCGCGGCGGCGCAGGGCGGCTACTTGAGCCCGCGACCACGGCGGCCCACGTCGCGCGCAAGGGCGCCCAGTCAAGCACCGGGGGCAGGCCAAATCGACGTTTGGAGGACACATCGAAGAATGTGCGTGGCCTTGCCCCCGGCTTGGGCGCGCGCTCGCGGGCCGCCTTTCGCCCCAGGGAGGCTTCGACCGCCTCCCCATTGCGCCAACGTGAACAATCACCGCTTGCGATCAATCCCAGTGGCGCTTTGGGACCCGCCTCGCCGTTCGCCCTACGCCTCGACGCCCTCGCTTGCTGCGTCCGTCCCACTCGACCGCTCGCCACCACCTGCATCCGACGCATTCCGGCCAGCAGGAGATACAGGCGGTTGGGTTCTTGCGTCTGCCAGGCGGCTCGATTCCAGCCGAGACACGGACATTTCACGCACCAGCCCCACAGTCGTTTTGACGAGAGTAGACATCTCCCGCCAGGTCTCCTGCTGCTGGCTCATGCTGACGCGGCTTTCCGAGATAAACGACGTCAGAGACGTAGTTAAAGCCGACACGCCATTGCTCAGCGTATCAAGCTTCGAGGCCACAGGATCATACTGCTGCGCTTGTTCCCGATTTTCGAGAAATGCCAGGAGCAAATCCTTCAGATCAGGCCACACCCACCGGATGAACATGAACACAACCAGCAGCAGAGGAGCTTTATCCCCAAAATTGAGGATGATAGCTTTAACAAGCTCAGCTTCAGTCATCGTCTCTCACTCTCTCTCAAAACAAAAAGCGGTTGTGTTTTATTCAGCTCACCAGGACAACTGCCGGGCTACCGGCTGCGCGGCTGACGCCGCTCCGCCTCTCGCCCTCCTGGTGGCCATTTGAACACAACCGCCTATGTATCTCCGCTCATAAGCGTACAACAAGACTCAGCTCACGGCAAGCCCTAAACCAAAACTTTAACCATTCCTATACAGCTTCCCATCTGCAAAACTTTTTCTAACGTAATACTCTCTGTAGGAAAAAGAGATCGATCGCCACCATCCCCCCACCACCACCCGCCAGGAGCCGTGTTTCCGCTCCCCGGACATCGAGCACATGTGTCCGCCCACCTTTTCTGGGCGCTGCCCAGACCCGCC